AGGTTGATAATAGCATCGATGTGGAAAAGCTTAATAACTTACTTGGTGTTGAGACTTTAAGTGATGCTGTTAGTGTTTGGGAAGATAGAGGGTAAAATCCCCTATGTACATAAATGTTAAAAAATGTTATAATTTGTTCAAAAAAGTTAAAAAGGTGTTAAAATATGATAACAGAAGACCAATTATCTAAAAAACAGTTGATATTCTGTAAAGAGTATTTAATCTCTATGAACGCGACAGAATCGGCAATTAAGGCTGGTTTTAGTGAAAAGACAGCTTCAAGCCAAGGAAGTCGTTTGTTAAAGAATGTTAAAGTTAAGGCATATATCGATGAACAGCTTAGACAAAGGGCTGAGAAGCTAGACATAACCCCTAATAGGATACTAGAAGAGTTAGGGCATATAGCATTTTTTAACATTTCTAACATTTATGATGGTATGACGCTAAAAGAGATTAGCGATTTACCTAAAGATGTAACAAGAGCTATACAATCTGTAAAGACTAGAGTTGAGAAAACCGATGGCGATACTTTTGCAGAAGTTATGGAAGTGAAGTCAAATGATAAACTTAGAGCTATTGAGTTGCTTATGAAACATATGGGAATGTTTGCAGTTGATAATGAACAATCTAAACAAGCTCAAGATATAACAGTTGAGATAACTTAAAGTAGTTTTGTGTTATAATATGTTTGTAATTCGGGACATTTAGCGGTGTCCCATCCATTTAAGAATTACAAATATGAATTACAAAGGTACAAAATGGAAACTACTCAATTAAAAATTTGCAGTCAATGCAAACTAGAAAAATCAATAAATGAATTTCACTTTAGAAAAGATACTCAGAAATATAGAAATCAATGTAAACATTGCATAAGTATTAAAAACAAACAGTATAGAGATGAAAATAAAGATAAAATAAGTCATAATAAAAAAGAATATGCTCGTAAAAACAGAGACAAGATATCAGATTATCAAAAAGAGTACAGAATAAAAAATAAAGACAGTATTAGAGAGAATCAAAAAAGATGGGAAATTAACAATCCATATGCTAGAAGAAAATCATATATGAAATATGTAGAAAACAATAGAGAGTTGATAAATAAAAAATATAAAGAATACAGTAAAACACCGCAAGGAATAAAGGCTAGAAAAGTATCTTGGCATAATAGGAGCAAAAAATTAAGAGGAGCTGGTGGCAAATTAAGAGCAGAAGATATAGCTAAAATGATGGAAAATCAAAAACATAGATGTGTTTATTGCAATAAGGGAATTAAACACAAATACCATATTGACCATATAAATCCAATATCAAAAGGTGGCACTAACTATATAGAGAATATACAACTATTATGCCCTACTTGCAATCTTAAGAAAAGTGATAAAGACCCTTTAAAATTTGCAAACGAATTAGGGAGATTATTATGAGAATTAAATTTGATGCTACAAATATCTTAAGACCGCCACAATTAGAAATATTTAAAGACACTTCAAGATTTAAGGTTGCTTCCTGTGGGCGACGTTTTGGCAAGAGTATATTATCATCTTATATTATTCTTACAGAAGCACTTAAAAACAAAGGGGTCTATTTATTTGCTGCTCCAACTACTATGCAGGCTCGTCAAATTATTTGGGAGGTTTTAAAAGATAAGGTAAGGGATAAATTAGCAGTTAAAATAAATGAATCAAGGCTAGAAGTTACGCTAATTAATGGAAGTCTTATAATGCTTCGCGGAATGGATAGACCAGATACAGCTCGTGGAATAAGTTTAAGTGGATGTATCTTAGATGAGTTTGCAACAATGAGAGATAATAAACAAGTATGGCAAGAGGTTTTAAGACCAGCTTTATCAGATAGACAGGGGTGGGCGGTTTTTATTAGTTCGCCTAAAGGTAGAGATTTTTTTTACGATATGTACAATGAAGCAAAAAGTTTAAAGAATTGGAATAGTTGGCAGTTTACAACACTCCAAGGTGGAAATGTACCACCTGAGGAGGTAGAGATAGCTAAAAATGAAATGGATGAAAGGTCATTTAATCAAGAATATTTAGCAAGTTTTGAATCATATCAAGGATTAGTAGTTCCAAATTTCGATAGAGAACTGAATAAATCAAATGAAATAATACAAGATGATGATACATTAATCTTTTCTATAGATTTTAACATATTGAAAATGAGTACAGCAGTATCTGTATTAAGAGGTAAAGAATTACATACCTTAGATGAGTTTTACGGTGCATTTAATACAGAAGAACTTATGGAGTCAATAGAATTGAGATACCCTAAGCATAGAAAAATATTTCATACTGACGCAAGTGGTATAGCAAATAAATCAAGTGCAGGCGGACAAACTGATATAAGTATAATAAAGAGATATGGTTATCAAGTGCATAATTTAAGAAAAAATCCAAATATCTTAGATAGATGTAATGCCAGTAGTTCAATAGTTTGTAGTGTTGATGGTACTAGAAGATGGTTTGTATCTCCTAAATGTAAAAGAATTATTGAAGCCTTTGAAAAACATACCTTTGATGAAAACACGGGGTTACCTAACAAAAAGCACGAGTGGTATGATGATATGTTTGATGCAGTTTCTTATGGGCAGTGGCACTATTCAGATTACGGTACACAAGTTGTAACATCAAGCGACTTCCTAATCTAAATTAAATCTCTAAAATGATATAATATGTTATTACTTACAAGGAGAGAGAGATGTTCAAAGAACATTTAAGAGAGATAATAGCAGAGCGACATAAGCATATTTTAGATGCTTATTTAGATGGATGTGAAATTTACGTAAATGATACTAGAGGTTTTGTAAAATGTGACAACTTCATAGCTACTTATTATAGTGAACATTATTATGAAGCAGTGCCTAAATCATTAGAGGATTGTCATTGTGAAGCTAGTGAGTTACATTACAATAAATTAGGTTTCCATAACTCATTATGTGAAAATAATAATACTATATTTATTGGAAATTGTGGTGTACATAGCAAGAAAATTCAATTCAACGAACAACTAAACCAATGGACTTATTGTCCTTACGAGGAAACAAAAATGTTAACAACAGCACAACTAGAGGACATATTAGAAGAAGAACAACTAAACAACTTCAAAGACTATGGTTTTGAAGCTGATTTTGCGGGTGAGATACTTAAGGAGGTATATGGGTACTATATAGGCTATACTATCTCTAATGATCATAAAATAGTAGACGAGGAAAGATGGAGAAAAGACGGTATTTGTCTGTCCAGTGAGTTTCATTTAAAACCAATCAAAAAAGAATGGTATGAAGATGATAAGTATAATAATATAAAACTATTAATACAAAGAGCATATCGAGATGGATACTATGATGGTGCTAATATAAGAAAACAACCAAACCCAGAAAATACTTATCAAAATATAAAAGAAGAAGAAATATTAAGCTTGTATTATGAAACTAAAACACCTACAACACCTTTATAACCATCTAAATTATCTACAAGGTAAATCTTTTAATTATAATAATCTAAATCAACATTTTAGTTTTTTTAGTCATTATCATAAAGAGTTCATAGATGGTTACTTAGTGTTTAGTAAAGATGATTGTTTTGTTCAGTTATTGGTTATTGATTATGGCGATTGTTTTGTTGTTGAGGAGTGGGAAGTTTTAATTTAGCTTTAATCCCTAAAATGATATAATTGTTTACTTAATAAAAGGGGAGAATTAAATGTTAAAAATATGGGAACTAATACCAATAAACAAAGATGATGAGTTTACTTATTATCTAACAAATAGAGAAGATTTTAAAGGTATGATTAAAATATCTAATGATAAAGTTGATAATTTTGAGGGTGCTGTAAAAGCTGGTAGAATTGATAGTGATAAATGGAGGGGGAGATTATGTTAAAAGTTATAAACGGTGGTAAAAAACCAACTAAAGGAAGCAAGTATAGTGCGTGTATAGATTTATATGCGAATGAAGATGTTGTTATTGGTGCAGGTGAAACTGTTTTAGTAGGTTTGGGTATTAAGATTGATTTAGATAAGCTAAGAATGACTTATTATGGAAAAATGGCTTTTGAAGTAAAAATGAATGCTGAAACTTATAATATTTATTTCCCTTTGATGTGGGAAAAATTTAAAAAGTCACACCAACTAAACCTACACATAAGAAGCTCAATGAGTGCAAAACACGGGCTTATTATTGCAAATGGTACTGGTATTATTGATTTAGATTATGAAAATGAGATTAAGATTTGTTTACATAATCCTATAACAGGTATATGCTTTGATCGTTGTGGAAATTTAGTCTCAAAAACAATAGGAGAAAGAAAGTTATCAAAGGCATATATCAAAAAAGGACAACCAATAGCTCAAATAAGTCTAGTAGAACATAAGTCATATTTATTTGGTGTAGAAAGTAAAGATGAAAGAACTGGAGGATTTGGGAGTACAGATGCCTAAAACACCATCTTGCAGTAACTACTACTGCAAAGGCTACAAAAACAACCTATGCAAAAGAGCTTTATTGCATAGGGAAAAACTGTATAATAAACAAATAGATGATAACTACATAACTAAGCGAAATAATACTGAGTTATGTGATTTGTTTATTGATAAAGGGGATTAATGACTAATATTACAGATGAGCTAATAAAAGCAACATCTCTACTAAACAGAGTAAATTCAGACACTTACGATACTTTAGTAGAACGATTAGACAATGCACAAGCTTTAATCAATGCTGAGATTATGAAGTATGATACATTAACACCAAAATTAAAGAAGTTTATAAATGATACTATAAATACAGTTTATGAAGATTTTGACTCTTTAATGATAAAAGATATTGAAGATGTTGTTGAGGTTGCTTATGATAAGGTTGGGCTTATAATGGGTGCTGTTGCTGGGGTTGAGGTTTTAAAATATAAAAACGCTAAAGACTCAGTTAAAAAAAGATTAGTAAATCCAAACAAACCTATTTTAGGTAACAATTTAAAAGAAGAGAAAGCCAACCTTATTTATTCACAAAATAAACGATTAAGGCAAGTTATAGCAGATGGATTTGAAAGTGATTTATCTTTACAACAAATTCAAAGACAAGCTAGAGCTAGTGAAAATGCTAATGACTTATTTGCTAAGATAAAAAGAAATGAGATTAATACTATTACTAGAACCGCTTTATTGTCTAATATTGAAGATGCTAAAGTTGAAGCTATGGAAGTGTTTGAAAAAGAGGATTGGTTTTTAGGATGGGAGTATTTAAGTGTACTTGACACTAGAACGAGTGATTATTGCAAAATTGCAGATGGATATGTAACTAAAGATAAATCAAAAGCCAAATATGCTCCTAAATCTCATTATAATTGTAGAAGCACTTGGAAGCCAATTACTGCTTATGATGAAGTAACTGAGCGACCATCTACAATATGGGATAGTAAAATGGTTAACCATAGAGACGGTTCAAAATCAACTAAATTTAAAGTAAAAGATACAGAACTTGTATCAAGTAATTTAAAATATATGGAATGGTATAAGCAACTACCAAAAGAAGATAAAATATTAATAATGGGTAAACAAAGAGTAGAACTTATTGAAAGCGGTAAGATAAGTTTAAAAGATGCTACTAAGTTACAAAATAATACATTTATACCTATTAAGGAATTAAAGAAACAATTAGATTTATAAATATTTTTTCATAATGTTAAATATTTTAACTTT